CATCGCCACAAGGCGATTGGAAAATGATAGATAACATGCGCGGCTTTGTTGCTAATCCCAGAAACTCAGCAATTTTAAGAGCAAATTTAAACGACGCAGAAAACAATGATAACCCAATCACAATTGCAAGCAATGGTTTTTATAATAACAACTTAAGAAGTTCCGGTAATAATTACATTTACATAGCTATCCGTCGAGGACCAATGGCTGTGCCTACAACAGGCACAAGCGTGTTTACCCCTGTTGCTAGGGCCGGTACCGGAGCCGATGCAGTAGTTACAAGCGCTGGGTTTCCTGTTGATTTGACTTGGATTAAAGACAGAACGTCGGCATATGGTAATCAAGACTACGACCGATTGCGTGGTCCAGGTGTTCGTTTAGGTACTTATGGAGACTTTGGAGATCAAATAGACACAACTAATGGATTAACTTCTTTTGCATCAATGAACGGTTTTTCTTTAGGTCCAGATTCAACAAATATTGGTGTTAATAGGTCAGGTGATAATTTTATCAATTGGTGTTTCAGGCGCGCGCCCGGCTTCTTTGATATGGTTTGCTATAGCGGTTCAGGTTCTTCTCCTCAAGTGTTAAACCATAATCTGACAGCTTCCCCTGAAATGATGATTGTTAAGTTTAGAGATGGAAGCACAAATTGGTATGTGTATCACACGGCACTTGGGAATACAAAAGCTCTTTATTTAGGCGGAACTGCAACCGGAACTCCGGTTACATCTGCAGTTTTTTGGAATAACACATCGCCAACTTCCACTCAGTTTACTGTCGGGTCTTTCCCGAGCGGTGCTGGCGATTATGTTACCTACCTCTTTGCCACAGTATCAGGTGTTTCTAAAGTAGGCAATTACACAGGTACAGGTGCAACGCAAACTATTGATTGCGGCTTTGCTGCAGGAGCGCGGTTTGTCTTAATCAAACGTACAGACTCTACAGGCGACTGGTATGTCTGGGATACGGTTCGTGGTATGGTGTCTGGCACTAACCCATCACTGCTAATCAACACAACAAGTGCTGAGGTCAATGCCAACAGCGTGTATACGATCACAACAGGTTTCCAAATCGTATCTACAGCAGCCGCTATCAATGCTTCAGGCGGTACGTACATTTTCTTAGCGATTGCGTAAGGACAAAACATGAGCGAACAATATCCTGGCGGGTTTATAACTAGAACACCACCTGAACCTAATGGTAGTACCGGTAGAGGCTTGTGGACTTTGAGCCAAGCTGCAGGTTACAAGAAGCAAGGCTTGTGGCCAACTTCGCCAGGCGCTCCTACTATCGGTACGGCTACTGCTGGTAGTGGTAGTGCCAGCGTTACATTTACTGCGCCTGCAAACACCGGCAGCGCTGCTATCACCAGCTACACAGTAACTTCAAATCCTGGTGGCTTGACGGGCACAGGCGCATCTTCTCCTGTCACAGTCTCAGGTTTGACCAACGGTACAGCTTACACATTTACAGTCACTGCAACTAATGCTGCGGACACTGGTCCTTCTAGCGCGGCTAGCAACAGTGTTACTCCTGCTTCACCTTCTTGGATTGCTACTTTGAACGGCTCTACAAATGACGCCGCAAACTCAATCGCCGTTGACAGTTCAGGCAATGTGTATATCCTTGGATATTCAGACATTGGTGGTACTTACGATTTCCAATTAGCTAAATACAACTCTGCCGGAGTTATTCAGTGGCAACGTCGCTTGAGTAGCGCATCAAGTGATTTTGGTTATTCTGTAGCTGTAGACGGTTCAGGTAATGCGTACGCTTGCGGTATTTCAAACGCTGCAGGTACTTACGATATTCAAATGGCTAAATACGATACCTCCGGAACAATACAGTGGCAGCGTAGGTTGTTTAGCGCGTCAAATGATTTTGGTAACTCGGTAGCTGTAGACAGTTCGGGTAATATGTACATCTGCGGCAGTACAAGCGTCACCGGCACTAATGAGTTTCAAATAGCCAAATACAACACTTCTGGAACAATTCAGTGGCAACGAAGACTTGGCGGTGCTTCAGATGACAATGGCAACTCAATAGCAGTTGACAGTTCTGGGAACGTGTATGTTGTTGGAAATTCAGACGTTACAGGTTACGCCGGTATACAACTGGCTAAATACAACACCTCCGGAACAATCCAGTGGCAACGTAACTTATATTCTACCCTTGACTCTTTTACAGGCGCGGGTGTTTCAGTTGATAGTTCAGGTAATGTTTATTTATGCGGGACTTCAACTGGTATTGGAGGTTTCCAGATAGCCAAATATGATACTTCTGGCACTATTCAATGGCAACGTAAATTAGGTGCTTCTAATGATTATGCAAAATCAATAGCTGTTGATAGCTCTGGTAATTCTTACATATGCGGATATTCAGCGGCTACGGGCAATAACAATTTCCAAATAGCAAAATATGATACCTCAGGAACTATTCAGTGGCAACGTAGATTAGGTAGCGCCTCAAATGATGTTGGTTGGGGTGTAGCGGTGGACGGTTCAACGGGCGTGTATGTCTGTGGTTACTCAGACCCTAGCGGCACCAATGCATTTTTGTTTGCAAAACTTCCTGGAGACGGTTCACTGACCGGTACTTATACAGTGGGTGGATCTTCATACACGTATGCTGCTTCAAGTTTAACCGCAGCCACTACAACTCAGACTTCTACCACTACAACCTTGACAGATGCAGCAAGTTCTTTGACCGACGCAGCAACCTCGTTGACTGACTCGGCTTCAACTTTAACTTCAAACACAACGACATTATGACCGCCTACATCAAACTTTCTACAAACGGATACCCTCTTCATGCTGGGGATATTGAAATTGATCCTGCTGGCGCGGCTGACTACTCACCAGTGCAGTGGGTTGACCAACCTCCTTTTGACCACACAACGCAGCGCTGCTACGAGGGCGCTCCGGTGCAGGAAAATGGCGAATGGAAAATGACGTGGGTTGTGCGTGACGCTACCTCAGAAGAGATTGAACAAGCTAAAAACCCATCTGACCCACGAGGATTGACGCAATGGCGCTCGAAATAGACCCAGTGAAATACGGCGTGCTTTGGCAAAAAGTTGAAGACTATGAACGCCGCTTTGACGACATGTCAAAAAAAATGGACAAGATGGAGAGCCAGCTTGAACAGCTGGTCGGTCTTGCCAACCAAGGGCGTGGCGGCTTCTGGGCGGGCATGGCTTTTGTGTCTGCCTTGTCTAGCGCTGTAGGATTTTTCTTTAGCTGGATAAAGGATCGTTGATATGAACTGGGCAGACGTACTCAAGGCAGTCATACCAATCATTGTGGCATCTCTTGCCTGGTTGCTTGGTCAGGTAAACGACTTCTCCACACGTCTGACAAAAATTGAGGGCGCAATGCCTGCCTTGATTACCAAAGAGGGAGTGCCAACAGACAGTCCAATTTCTGCTGAACGCCGTGCAATCATGAAAGAGTCTTTAATGCAGCACATCAATGAGCTCCAGGTCAAAGTCAGACTGCTTGAAGAACGCGAAAAAATGGTGAAAAAATGATCCCAATAGTTGCATCCCTACTTGGTACATTGGCTCAGAATGGTTTGGGCCTTTTGTCTTCTGCCATCCAAGCCAAAGGCAAAGAGGTTGTTGAGAATGCCCTTGGCGTAAAGATTTCAGACAACCCGTCGGATGCTGAAGTTGCCAAACTGCGCCAGCTGCAATATGACCATGAAGAACGGTTGCTTGAACTTGGCATTGAAAAGGCTCGAATTGAGCAAGAAGAGTTAGCAGCATTGCTCAAGGCCCAAGCTAACCAGGAAGACAATGTGTCTAAGCGTTGGCAGGCTGATATGTCATCAGACTCTTGGATGTCAAAGAATATTAGGCCTGGAACTCTTGTCTACATCTTGACCGCTTATCTACTTTTTGCAGGTTTAAGTGCCGCAGGCATTGAGGTTAATGAGGCCTATGTCAGCTTACTTGGTCAATGGGGCATGTTGGTCATGACAGCTTATTTTGGCGGTCGCACCGTTGAAAAAGTCATGGAAATGCGTAAAAAGGACAAAGAATGAGCTTAAGTAATGAACAAGCTGCGTTCTTGCTGGACGCTTGCAAACTTATCCAATACGCTACAGCACAAGGCTTTATGGTGACCGGCGGCGAGTTGGCTCGCACCCCTGAACAACAAGCCTTACATGTTAAGGCTGGCAGGTCTAAAACCATGAACTCTATCCACCTCAAGCGATGCGCCATCGACCTAAACTTTTTTAGGGGCGGGAAAATCATTTGGGATAAAGAAGCGCTAGCCCCGTTAGGTGCTTACTGGCAAAGTTTGCACCCTAAAAACAGATGGGGTGGTAACTTTACATCTTTAGTTGACTGTCCTCATTTTGAGCGCAATGTCGGTTAACAAACTACAACAATTTACCTTGAACTTTGTTTCAAGGTTATAATTCCTTTAAACGGCGCATGCTGAATCAGCGGCTAATACCCATGGAGTGTATATGAGCTATAGCATGACCTACGACAGCTTGCTGGTAGACGTGCGACGTTATCTTGAGCGTGGCTTCACGCAAGAGAGCGATCAAATCGTTTATGACCAGCTTCCTCGCTTAGTCACACTAGGCGAGCGTCGTATTGCCCGTGAATTAAAGATTGAAGGCTTTATTCGCG